TGGTCGCTGGTGCTTTCACCGTTGGTGTCGACAACGCTGATGCCGTCGGCCTTCAGTTCGGAATGCGTCATCGTGATGCCGATGTGCATTTCCTTCCACGGGAAGGTCGCCTGCTTCAGGTTGGCGGTCTCGTAGTAGAGAACGGTGTCGCTGGTCTGGTAGCCGACCAGCTTGTCCGCGGTGCCCGGCGCTGCGGTGTTGCCGTAGTCGCCCTTGACGCTGAGGATGATCGAGCCCTTGCCACCGGGGAACGTCTTCTTCTTGCTCTCCATCATGGCGAGGAGAGGCTTCTCTTGGATCGCTTGCTGGAACGCTGTCCCTTTGTTCAGCCAGTAATCGAGGGCAGCAGTGGTGACATGATCCAGCATCGGCTGGGTGAATGTCGGCATAGACGTGCGCCTTCACTATTGGGCGCTGCTTTCCGCTAAAGCTCGTGTGACCACGTCGCGAAGACTGGTCGGTTCTGGCGCAGCACCATTGGTTCGACCCGTGCTGCTTGGCACCCGTGCTGTTGGACGGCGCTGCTGCGGAACGAAAGTGGCGTGAGCCGCCTTCGTCCGTGCATACGTTTCCTTGGCGATCTCGACGGCCTGATCCGGCGACTGCGGTTGCCCACGTTCGTGCACCACAGACCACAGCATTTGGTGAAGCAGCGGTTTAAGTCGCTGATAATCCGGGTCCGTCCGCGTCATCGCCTCTTCCCAAGCGAGAACCTTGGCCTCGACGGCCTGCTTGAGCTGGGCGTTGGCTTGCTGCTGCATGTCCTCTTGAGTGCGTTGCTGCGACTGTTGGAACTGTTGCTGCGAACGCATGCCGTTGGATTGCGCCAGGGCACGTTGAAAACGCTCTTGAGAAAACAGCTGTGCTGCCTGGGTCGTCATCTGGCCCTGCTGAACCGCCTGTTGCAGGTCGGCAGGGAGACGAATGCCCAGAGCTTCCTCGGCCAATTGAACGTAAGGCTGCACCCCGGTGTAGAACGCCTTCATGTCGCCGCGTCGCATTGCGGCGCCCAGCTCGAGCAGCATCTTGTAATCTTGCTCGCCGATGTCGTTGGCGATGAGATACTGATGCGTCGCCCTGGCCGCCTCAACGAGCGGCGAGCTGGCTTCAAACTGTTCTACCCTGGACCTCAGTTCACGACGCTGATCCAGCAAGTTCTGGATGCGAGCGCGCGTTTTTGGCGAAGTAGCAGCAAGCTCCTCTGCCGTCGGCTCGTCAGGCAACTGCTCTGGCGAGATCGGCGGTGGAGGTGCGTTCGGGTCTGGAGTTTCAGAAGGTGCTGGTGGGGCACCGCCCTGTCCGCTCTCATCGTCCTGTGAGGATCGCAGTTCGGGGACTGCCTGCTGCACAGCGGCGAGGAGTTCGGCGCGGGTGTCACCTGAAGGTTCGGGTGGTGTTGCGCTTGGCGAGGGCGCGCTTTCGCCGGTCGACGGAACCGTCGGCGCGTCGGGTGTGACGACGGTCGACGCTGGGTTTTCAGGACCAGTCGTATTGGGCTCTTGATCGGCCACGGCCAACCTTTAAAGCCCAGAGAGTTCCCCTGAACTTTCAGCCATACACCCGACGCAGCGCGAGCGCCAGGGGGCTCAGCCCATCATCGCGCCAGATGCACCCGGTGGTGCGGCGCCGGCGAGCTGGCCGGCAGCATCAGGCGGGCCGCCCGGCGGCTGTCCTGGCGGGCCACCGGCGTTGTCGGCGCCCTGCGGCCCCTGCGCGCCGCCCGGCACGGGACCGGCGCCGGCGGCCGGGTTGATGCCCGGTATCTGCAGCAGCAACGGATAGATGCGCTGCGCCGTCGCCACGTCCTGCGCTTGGTTCGGCCGGCCCATGCTGCCGGCCTCGATCTCGAGCGCGACCTCCTGGGCGATGTCCTGGCGCGACATCTCGGGCCACACTGCGCCCTGGCCGACGATCTTCTCGACCGTCGCCTTGGCCACCTCGCCGACCAGTATCTGGCCGCCGTTGCGCGCGAGCTGCGTCAGCATGTCGGTGAGATCATCGACGTTCGATCCCATCGACGTCATCCGCGAGCCCTCGGCGACCTGGGTCTGCGTCGCCGTGGTGTCGCTGGTGCCGCCCAGGTTGGCTTCCTGAATGCCGGTGGTGCGCAGCACGTCCTCGTAGACCGGATTGACCTCGTACAGGTTCGGATCGATGCCGCTGCCGGCGAACGACTGCAACAGGTTCTTGATGTCTTGGTTCGGTTGCAGCGCTTGCAGCTCCACGATCGCGTTGGCCTCGCGGTTCTCCAGCTTGGTGAGGTCGTCTTCCTCCATCGAGCCGGCAACCACACCGATGAACGGCCGCGCCGCGATGCGCTGCTCCTTGAGGCCTTCGCGGCAGCGGTTGTATTCCATCTGCTGATCACGCATCAGCCTGACATCGGACGGCGGGAAAATTTCATCCGGGTGGTCGCACTCGTTGAACAGCAGCGGGTACCACGGGTAGAAGCGCTCGTTGTAGACCTCGGGCGACGCCGGCTCGCGCAAAAAATCCTTGTAGCCGTCGCACACCACATAAACGAGACCATCCTTGCGGCTGTAGATTTCCCAGACGCAGCAGGCGTCGCTCTGGCGATCGTCGGCCTTGCGGCCTTCAGTCCACTCGCTGCCGGCCATTTCGCGCGCCATCTGCACCGGGTCGGGGCCCTTGATGTCCCACGGCTTGTACGAGGTGCAGCTGTCGCCGACATCGACGCCGTAAATCTCTTGGATTTCGTTCTTCGACAGCATGAACTGTTCGGCCACCCAGTCGGTGTGCAGGAAGTGCCGCAGCTCGATGCACTTGACGTCGGGGATGATGTTGGTCGGCAGCGGGTAGTCAAACGTCAGGCCTTCGCGCACCAAGAATTCGGTCTGCTGCGACATGTCGGCAATCATCAGGCGCAGCTGCTCAGCCTCGTAGCTGTCGGCGTCGGTGATGCCGTCCTGCAGATCGGCAGCCAGCCGCTCGAGCGTGGCGAGGCGCTCGCTGGCGTCGGCGATGCCCTTCTCCATGTCGGGGCGCTTGTCCATCACCCGTTCGAAGCCGAGCTTGACGTAGCCGACACCGACAGTGACGGTGCGGCGCACGACGAGCTTCATCATTGCTTTGAACGGATGAACCTGTTCGGCGATGTTGTAGGCATAGAGCAGCTCGAGCGTGCGGGCGAACTTGTCGAGCATCTCGTTCTCTTGCTTGACCTTGGCGGCGTCGGCGGCGATCGCCATGCCCTGCTGCGCCATCTGCGCTGCGGCCGCCATCTGCGGATCAGCCATCGGGTTCTGGGCGCCCTGCATCATCGCACCCATGGCGCCGGGAACGCCGCCCGGCCCGGTCGCCGCCTGCTGCGCCAGCCCGGCGCCGGCCTGCATCATCTGCTGCAGCTGGTTGTTGGTCTCGTCCCACAGCACCGCATTGAGCCGCTCGCGCCGGCGCGCCACCGCCTTCGGATTTTTCGCGTACAGGAACGCCGTCTTCTGGGCGACGAGGCGCAGCGTCAGGTTGGCTTTGTAGCGACGATCCTCCGGGTTCTTCGACCACTGCAGGCCCAGGCAAAAATCCTGGTCCTCCCGCATTTTCTTGAACGCCTTGTCCCAGTGCGCCTTGGCCGACTTGACGCGGCCGCACCATGCGGCGACCAGCGCTTTGCGCTTGTCGGTTACCTCGGGCGGGTCGCGCGGGATGGTTTCCTTGTCGGCGCTCAGCACCTGACCGAGCATGCCCGACATGTCGGAGCTGCCATTGCCACCGAGCGGTGGAACGGTGGGGACGCTGGCGCCGCCACCATTGATCGGCATATCTACAGCCATCCGTCCAAGCTCCTCTTGCGCTCGAGTACCCCTTCGCGCCGCTTGGTCTCTTCGATCATCTCGCCGTAGGTGCCGGTCTTCGGCGGTTCTTTTTTCACCTGACGCTGGCGCGGCCGCATCTTCGACAGGCCGAGCCCGATCAGCGCCAGGGTGTCGACAAAGTCATCGTGCTGCGCGTTCGGGAATTTGAGCAGCTGGTCCTGCGCTTCGGCCCACCAGCGCGTCCATGTCGGAAAGTGCACCATCTTCATTGCCGAGCGCGCCTGGATCGATTGCGCGCGCTGCTGCTTGTCGGCAACCGGCGGGATCGGATCGATCGCGCAGAACACCCGCTTCTCGAGCATGCGCTTGCGCAGGAACGGCCCGATGCTCTTGCCGATGGCGCCGGCCTCGGCCCACCAGAATTGCGGCTTGTAGCGCTCCATCATCGCGACCATGCCCTCGACGGCGGCGTGACTGTCGAGCCGCGCCCAGACGAGATCGGGCATCACCCAGATGTGGTCGGCCTGATCGACACCGACGCACATGAGACAGGTCTTGTCGGCGGCCTGCGCCTGCGACACCGCATGGTCCGACGCCGCGTAGAAGCGCATCGTCTCCTTCGCCGGCATGTCGCGCATCGAGTTGTAGCCGTTGACGTCGGTCACCTTGAAGAAGGCGCCCTCGCGCGGCGCCGGCCGGCCCTGGTACAGCGACTGGAAGCCGCGGGGATCGGAGGCGCGGATTTGCTCGAGGAATTCGGTGTCGAAGCGCTCAGGCCACAGCGCCTCACCGGGCTTGCGCCCCAGCACATCGTCGTCGTCGGCGAGCGCCGGCAGATCGATCGAGCGCCAGAGCCGCGCCTCCTCGATCGAGTAGTGCCCGTTGAGCGGATCAATCAAGCGGCCGACAAGATCGTCCTCGTGCCAGCGCGTGGTGATCACTGCGATCGCGCCGCCGCGGTTCATCAACCGGGTGCGCAGCACCTGATTGTACCAATTCCACAACCCGTCGCGGATCAGGATGCTGTCGGCCTCTTTGCGATCCTTCAGCGGATCATCGAGCAGGATGAGATGGCCGCCGCGGCCGGTGATCGCCGAGCCGCGACCGACGCAGAAGATCACGCCGCCTTGCGTGGTCTCGACGCGGTTGACCGCACTGGCACGCTGCTTGATGCCCAGCTCTGGGAACACCTGCTTGTATTGCGGCGACGTCATCACGTCGCGGATGCCGCGGCCCAGGTCCCAGCTGTAATGCTCGTTGTAGGTCGCAACGATCACGCTGCGATCGGGATGGCGGCCGACGTACCACGCCGGAAACATTCTGGCCGCCAGCGTGGTCTTGCCGAAGCGCGGGCCGATCGAGATTTGCAGGCGGCGATAGGCGCCCTTCTCGACCTCCTCGAGGCCGGCGCCGATCACCCGATGGAAACGCTGCGGCTTGTAGAGCGACAGCTCCGCGTTATCCATGTCGTCGGGGTCGGGCATCATCAGCTGCGCGAACGCGACGAGGCTCTCCCGCGCCTGCAGGATTGCCTTCTTGCGTTTCAGCAGCAGCAGATAACGATCGTGACCCGACACGGGTCAGCAGCCTGACTTGGCCTCGCGCTCAGCAGCAGTAGATCAGTAGCCCTTCTTGGCCTCACGTTCCATCTGCGCCATCTCCCGCTCAGCGGGGGGACCGGTGGTCACTGACCCCCGCGGCCGGCCGACCGGCTCAGAATGTTTGGTGACATGATCCGGCACCGATCGGTTGTTGATCGTGCCGGTGACCGCGCGCGGCACCGCCTTCTTCGGCGGCACCGGGATCGGCGCCGGCGTCTGCTTCAGACCCGGCGTCGGCGAGCTGTGGTGGGTGAAATTGTCCTGGGTCTTCGAGGTTTTGGGCGGGGGAAATGCCATGGTGGTGTCCTTCGTTGAACGAGGACACCGTGCGATGTCCGCGTTAGGTTTTGCTCAGCTCAGTCAGCGCATCGAGTAGCTCTTGATCCTCTGGGTCGATGACGTCTGGCCTCTTGCCCCAATTCAGCTCGATGTAGTTCTCAGCGGTAAGTGGAAGCCCGCGCCGGGTCATGTGCTGGAGAACCGGGTCGTGCCCAAGATGGCTGTCCAACACCGCCTGCGCGTTCGAAGATGGCGCGGCGCGCTTGCTCGAGGCTGAGTTCTTTGCGGTCATACGCCCTCCAAATATCATCGATAGCACCCACGTTCTTGCTATTCGATTTGAAGGTGTCCGTAAACAACTCTCTGACCGGCTCCCACACTCCCGACTGCACCGCACGCGGCATCATGCCCAGTTCCTGCGCCAAACCGCGAGTGGCCTCGACGTTCAGCGGATAGGTCCCCTGTAGCCCACTGATCGAGCTGCTCTTCGTGCCCTGGTAGCCCGGCGGCTGGAATTTGACATCGAGGCTATTGCCGAAATTGTGCGACACCTCTGGCGTGTTACCCGACAGCGGGCGCAGCAGGCCGGCAGCGACCTGATGGGTGTCGGCCGTCACATCACCGAAGCGCGGATCGTTCGGGTTCTCGATGTTGTTGTAGAAGCTGCGCACCTTGTGCTTGTTGCCGAGCAGCCGCGAGATGGTGTCCATGTTGCCGCCGCTTTCGTACATCTGGATGGCCTTGGCCACCTCGCCGCCCGAGCCCCAGGCAACCTTGGCCGGCGTGCCGTCGGCGTTCAGCACATAGTCACCGAGACCGCCTTCCGGCGTGATCGAGCGATAGGCGCGCGGGTTGTGTGCTTCATCGTAGAGCCGCACCCACATCGCGCGCTCGATCGGATCGTCAAGCTGGTCGAGCCGCTTGCCCGCAATCCTTTGAACGATCTCGGCGTTCAATCCCTTGTTCAGCGTGTCGCTGCCGCGCGCGTAGGCCAGCATGTCAGATGACCAAGGCTTCGATGCGCCGGTGACGATGTCGCCGACGCGCTCGCCGAGCGAGGCGTTCTGCAGCCAGTCTTTCTGCGGCGACAACACCGCGGTGGCGCCCGACGCTGCCGGCCGCGGCACGCCGTAGCGATTGGCCAGCGCTTCGGTGAACCGGTTGGCGCCCTCGTACCAGATCGGCGAGCGCTCCTGCATCACCTTCGGCGCGTTCTCCCAGATGTGCTGCAGATTGCCCTTGGCAAAATCGACATAGCCGCGTGCCTGCTCCGCGGGTGGCAGGCCCTGCAGGTGTTTGAGGCCAGGATATTCGGCGACCAGTGCCAAGTTGTGCGCCAGCATCTCTGGCGTGGATTTTTGCACCATGTCCTCGAGCCCGGCCGACAGGTGGTGCGTCAGCGGATTTTCCTGACTGCCGACAGCGGTCGGGAAGCGCGTCGAGACGCGGGTGTCGCCGGGCAGGATCAGGTTGCGCGACACTGTCGCCGGGTCGGGCGAGTAATCCCAGAAATCGACGCCGCGTGGTGCAGCCTTCGTTTCGGCGGCGCCGGCGAGCTTGGCACCGAGCGACCCCGGCGACGCCTTGCCGATGGTTGTCCCGCCAAAGCCGCCAGCCAGCTCCTGGCCGACGGATGTGTCGGCCATCAGAGCAGGAACGCCACCGGTCTCGTATGCCGCACGGTCCTTGGTGCTTTGCTCAGTCGCGCGCTCGAGCCAGCTGGGCTGCGCCACGAACCGTTGCACAGCTTGGCCGATCGGGTTGGTCCCTGGCGCCGGCAGATTGGGATATGCCGCACGGTTGCGTGCCGCCGCCGCCTCAAACGCATCACGCGCCGCTGCGGCCTCAGCATCGGGTTCAGCCGGCGGGACCCGCGGATCAGCGCCCATGAACAAGCTCGAGAGCATTTCGCTGAGGCCCGGCATCAGAATTGCTCCTGCTTCATCGCGCCCTCGCATACTTGAACGGCGTCTCGGCAAAGGCGCAGTAGATGTAGGTGCCGCCGTTCTCGTTGGTGTAGATGTCACCGGGCGATCGCAGCTTGAAGCCGGGCGCCAGAGCATCGATGAAGCGGTTGGCTATGTCCTCCGCATAGTTTCCGCTCGACCACAGCACCATGTCGAGTGGGTTGAAGGTTTTGCGCGCCGTGTCGAATATCCCCCAGTGTCCGTTCGCAGCATTTGTACCAGCAGCCTCCTTGATCAAAATCCAGCGCGGTCTGAACCCACACCACACGAACGGCCCGTCGGGGTTGCCGTTGCCGATGTAGCTGCCGAATTTGCTGAACCCCGGCACCGATGCAAACACATAAGCTGTGTAGGCAATGCCATTGCCGTTGACGACAGCGTTGGTGCCGAGAGCGATGTCCGATGCAGTGTGAGCGCCCCAGAGCGTTGCATTTGCGGTAAAGGCAACGGTCGTGCCGACCGCCAGATAGCCCGACGAGGGCGCAGCATTGGCGTACCCATGGTAGGTGTAAGACGGACCGCCAGAGGCACGAGACACAATGACAATCAGTTCAGGCACGACGCCGAGAGTATGCGGGATGTTTCGAGCCACCCCGTTGCCGGTGTAGTTGATGACGTTGACACCAGAGAGCGCGCCAATCTTCCACAGCCAATCGACGTAGGTCGCGCCGCTGGTGTTGATCTTGGCGAGCGAGCCGCCAGAAAAACCGTCGCTGTTGAACGACGACACCCCTTGCGTATCGACAACCTCTGGAATGTTGCCGGCCTCATTGTTGACGGTCCAATCGACTTGCGGGCCACGCACGCTGTCGAACGTCGCGTGGTTGGTCGTGGCGTTGCGGCCTTTAATCCAGACGAGGTCAGGCTTAAACGCCTTGCCGGTAACCTTGAGCGGTGCACCAGCTGCTGCGGGGAAGCCAAGCAACTCCAACTTGGAAAGATTGCCGTAGGGCGATGCTGCGGTGATGTTGAGCTTAAAATATCGATACGTCGCATTCAGATTGTTGCCGCACGGCACGCGCTGGCTGCCAGCGAACACGATGCCGGATTGCGTGTCGATGATCGTCTGCTCGCCAGCAAAAGCACCGGTGGCAGAGCCCTGCAGGGTCCACGACGAAATATAGCGGCCCGCTGTGACCGATGTGGTGATGGCATATTGGTTGACGGTGACGGGCGAGCCGAAATCGAATTTTACAGAGGCCGGGTTTGACTGAGACAGATTGCCACCGCTGTCAGCGACGGTCACCACGTTGTTGGTGGTGTCGAGTGGCAATGTGATCAAATG